ACGCCCCAACACCGGCACATCCAAATCCCCGTACGGGGACACATTCTTGAACTTGACCATCAGTAACCTTCCTTAAGAGGTGATTCGAGCCTCGGCTGTAAAAACTGCATCAATCCAAATCTGCCGCCCAGCAGAAATAGTTTGCTCATCGGATGCACCCTCCGACTGATGCGAAGTCAAGAAACAGAACAGCACCGTCCCGCCAACAGTCGTATCCGTCACACGGAACTGCTGCTCGAGCGCTCCCAACAATTCGTATGCGCGATCGGATGCAATCTTTTCCTGCTCCCCGCCGCCGCCCCGAAATACGGAGAACACGACCGTGAGCTGTAACACTTCCCGGCGTTGCCGTCGCGGCCCGAGCGTGGCAGGTTCTTGCTCCGAACTGATCTCCATGAACGCAACAATTTCTGTACCCTGTACGGACCCCGGATGGCCGAACGCCACCTGCACCGGACTGCCTGACGGCCACAGTGTGAGCGCCGCCGCATGTGCCGCATTCTTGAAAGCAGCGGCAGCAGTAAACGCCGTCATGCGAAACCAGGCACATTCGGTCGCGGCTGCAACAACTCCATCAGACGCCGTGTAGGAACCCCAGCCATCATCGCCCCAGCATCAGCCGAACTCGGATCATTACCAAACCCCGGCCGGTTACCCTGCCGCCCGTTCTGCCACCAATGACGGATCAGAAACCCGGCAGCAACCTTCACCTCCGGGGGGATCGTCGCGAAACCCACAGCCACAGTCACAGTCACGTTCTGCCTGCCCACACGAAACGGGCGCGGAGAATCCACACCCCCCGCATACACAACCCCAGCAGCCGGAGATGCAACAAAGTCTGTGATCGTCTGCCCCGACTCAACAACAGTGGTAACCGTGTTGAATGCGAACGGGAAAAGGACACTGACGTTCCCGCCGTCGAACACTTCAACAACCGACTCTGCCACCAGACGGCCCGCCAGATTCTCAATCACCGGGGTTGCCGCCGAAACGTAATCCTCAATCACCGCATCAGCCGTTGTCGGAGCTGTCGAAGCCTGATCCGTATACACATACGTTCGAGCTTCCGCCAAACTGATCAGCCCCCGAACGATGGGCATCAGTCGCCTCGCAGGTAGTAGCCGCGTTCGTTCGGTGGCAACTGTGCCCGCCGCAAATCTTTCGCCGCAGCCTCAGCCCGCAACTGTGCCGCCTCATTCTCGGCATCGTCACGCACCTGCTCAACATCAACTTCACGCATAACACTCACCCTCCACATCAGAACGCATGTACTACAAGCAGCCCAAAACTAGTCACCAACGGCGCGAGGATCGACCGTACGGGCATGACACCCCAAAGTGGCCCCGCAGTACCCCCCACGTTTCCGCACACCCCGCAACGCTCAAATCGAAGTCATGTTCGACTCGGCCTGCTCCCGCCGAAACTCACGCCCCGCCTCATGCTGACGTTCATCCAACCAATACTTGCGACGGTGCGGAAGAATCGCCCCCGTGTGCGCGTGGATCGGAAACCCCAACGACCTGATCCGCCGACAGAAATACAGATCCTCACCAAGCCACGCACCCTGCAAAGGCCCATCCCGAAACCAACACCAATCCGTACCCTCGTTCGGGTCGGCAGTCTCACGAATCTTCTCAAGCACACTCCGGTGAACCAACAAACAACCAGTCCCGGCACCATCAACCTCAATGACCGAATCCGGTGGGTAATCCCACAACACTTCCATCATCAAGCCGTCCTCGAACCGGCGATACAAATGCGGCACCGGAGTAGGCAACAGCCCGTCAGGGTTCGGCAACGTCCCAAAATATAAACCTGCAACCACCGGGCGTTCCGTCGCATGGGCGGTAGCAATCAGTTTGTCGAAAGCTTCAACGGACAACTGCTCATCCGAATCAACCATCAGCAACCACTCGGCCGGTTGCTGGTCTAAAAAGGTACGCACAACATCGTTGCGCAGTCGAGAGATCAGACCCCCCTCGACCCGTAAGAATCCGGCCAACCGTGCCGGGCGTGCCCGAAACAGTTCCACCATCGATGTTGCGAAAAGTCCCTCAACCAGTCCAGGGTCAATCCACGAAAACGTTACACGGTCAGCAACCTTCATAATCCTTCTCCACGTCATCCACGAGTCCACGGTTGACCTGCGGAGGGCTGCCGTGGAAACAGCCCCCCGCAGGGAATTACCTACAGCACCGGCGCGATCATACCCGTACCGTTGATCACCTGAACGGAGTTCTGGTGACGGTCAGGGATGAACGCTGCGAAACCGAGGACACGGAACAAAATGCTGTTCTGTGCAGCCAACGTCGCATCAAACGACGTGGTTTCAACGGGCGACTCCCACAGCCACAGGTCGTCAGTGCGCAGCACGAACGCCGGGTCTTGGTTGGTACCAACACCCAAGTTCGTGGGAATGTTCGGGTCAACATACACCGGAACACCCAACAGTTCACCAACCTGACCCTGCGAAACAGGGGCACCGGCAGACGCAATCGCATTGAACGGCGACGACGACGGAACCACCAGCGGACGGCTCTGACCATCCAGCGCCGACAGAATCCACGACCAACGACGCGGGTGCATAACAATCGCATTCGCCGGCAGGAACCGGTTGGTGTTCATGTCCCGCTGTGCGATCAGCACACGGTTATAGAACGATGCCGCAGCAGTCGTAGACACAACCAACGCAGTGGTCGTCGTGTAAGCAACCGCCGTACCAGCCGTAACCAGCCCACGCAGTTGACCGTTCGCGTTCGTCCCGTTGATCACCTGAGTGTCCAACGCAACCGCATAACCCAAAGCAAGGTCACCAAGAATCACACGGTCAATCGGAACACCCGACTGACGCAGCAACGCAATGGAAACGGTTTGCCGTGCAGCAATCTCAGCAACGTTCGACGCCACCGAAGTGGTAGTGAAGTTCGCCTGTGTGATCGCCGTGTTCTGCGTCTCAACCGCAATCGGCGCGCTGTTGCCGGTAATCTTCGGCAAGTTCACCGAAGAGATCCCCTCAGGCAGATCAGCCTTCTGCAACAGGTCAGCGGTGATACGACCTGCGCGAGCAATCGCAACAAAGTCCTCCACCAACCATGCGGGCGGTGCAAGCTGCCCACCAGCACCAGTCACAGTCGTTGCGGTACGAGTTTCCTGCGAACGCGCCAAACGCTCCTGCGCCTCCGCCGACCCGCGAGTCACCTCGAAGATGTCACGGAAATAAGAGGTCTCGTTCGAGTCCCTCCGGTACACAGGGTTCGGCTCAGAAACAACACGAACCGAAACCGGCTCGTCCGCACGCGCCACAACAGGAGCCGGAACAGACTGCAAACGAGCAATCTCTTCATCGACTCGAGCCTCGACCTCGTACTTGTCAATCTCCGAACGCAACGCAGTAACCTCGCCGCTCAGCTCTTCCTTACGAGCCAGCTTCGCGGTAACCGCAACCTCATCGGGTGCATCCTGGCCGCGAAGAACATTGAGCTCTTCCGCCATTTCGTTGTGCGAGCGAACCTTCGAGTCCAGCTCTGTGCGCTTGCGCGCAATAATTTCTTTCAACGTAGCCATCAGGCCCGTCCTTTCAATTAGATGGATGTGTGTCCAGCCGATCGATCAGTCAGGCCTAACCTCAGTCCGCAGAGTGGGTCATGTCGCGTGAGTGCGTCGTACTTGTTTGCCCCCCAGTTACAGGAGGATCAGACGGGTCTGACCAATGGTGATCAGATCCCGACCGCTTTTCACGGGCGTTTCCGCCCGAAGTTCAGAAGTGGTGTACGGGTTCGCCCCATACCCAACAATGGCAACATCGCCCCGGTGAATGTCGTACTCGTCAATTCGGTACTCACTGTAATCGGGTGACCATTGCCCACGAATAATTCGGAACATGAACGACATTTCATCAATCAGGCCCGAACGAATCTTCGGCAAAATGTAGGCAACATCCCGATCCTCAGCATCAAGGTTCGGTGCGTCAACCTGCAACCCACCATCAGTCTCCGCCAACGTCAACGTCCCATTCGAGGTTCGTGCGATACGCCGCAACGAATCATGCTGCAACACCAACGGCACATCCAGATCAGCACGCTTCAACGACACCGACCCGGCACCCGCAGAAACAATCTCGTTATAGGGTCCGAAAAAATCGTGCATCACATACGGGGTTTCATACGCCGACGCAACCCCACGGAAACTCATCGCCCCACCATCAACCGGTGCCCGCAAATCCATGACCGTCCGCGCCGTCATCGCCGCCCGCGAATCCACATCCGACGACGACCTCCGCTGCTTCGGCCTATGCGACCGCTGCCCCACACCACCAGAACGAGTAACCGCCGCAACCCTCAACTGTGTCTCATCCACAATCAACCCCCCACCGTCAGGCCCGGCGCACGAACCGGAAACAACCGATCGAACTGGGCATAATCCGCATCAGTCAGCGGAGCCATATCTTCCTTCGCACGCACCTGATCCGGTGTCATCGTCCGAGAATCAATCTGCAACTTGAACAACTCAGCACGCCCCTTATCATCCATCGCCAAAATTGCTGACCGATTCAACTTCACATACCGGCCCTCAACAGTCAGCCGAGACAACGCCTGCTCCCGAGCCGCAATCGTCTTCCCCATATTCAGAACCAACAACTGCAAATTGCGTTGCGAAATTGACGCATAAGTGATAGCCGAAGCGTTCATCGACGCAACATCCAGAAGATCCGCCGGCACATTGAAGAACCGGCACAGCTCAACATCCGAATACTGCATCTGCTCAACAAACGACGACTCGGACGCCTTCACCGAAATGGGGTCATACTCCCAATCCTTACCAACAGTGAACAC